GTGATCAAATGTCATGATACGAAAGATTAATTCTTCTTTTGTAATTTTTGTGTAAGGAACTTCGCAGTCTGCCTGCTTTACCTTTTCACCTGCCATTTTGCGTTCGTTATAATCTGCTTGCGAAAGGCGTTTTGCTTTATTACGCTTTGCTTCTGCAATTGTTCGAATATTAATTTTGCTAACATCATCTAGAATTATATCAAATTGATTGTAATCTGGGTCAACAAAACTACAAAATGAATTTTTTGATTTATGAATTTCTTTTAATATATCTTTATTGTTTAAATAGTTTACTTTCCTCATCGGATCTCCTGTAGTTATGTTACTATTATAATATACGCAGTTAAAAAAGTCAACTAAATAATACTATAGGAGAACACATATGGCAAATAATCCTCAAACAAGGCAAAGCACTAGACAAGGGTCTGATCAATCCACATTTGGTACTCGTCTTGTAGAACGAGCAAAACAAGGTGTAACTGATTATCTAGATGACACTAATATCGGTCGTGCTTTACGAGCTGTTAACTTACTAAGCGGTGCTGAACGTCCCGATGGATCGTTTACAGACGGTGCTTGGTATAGCGGTACAGACACAGATTGGCGAGTTAGACTTTCTGTGCCAGCTAACATGTCCGACAGCTACCTTTTAAAACCTTTGAGAGAAACAAGCAACAGCTTAGTATTTCCATATACTCCTTCGGTATTTGTGACTCACACCGCAAATTACGATGCTCTTAGTCCTACTCACAGTAATTATCCATTTAGGATCTACCAGAACAGCACAATTGATAATATTACTATTACAGGAACTTTCACAGTAGAGAATTCTAAAGAAGGCGAATATTGGATTGCAATGCAACATTACTTACGAAGTGTTTCTAAAATGGCATACGGTCAAAGTTCAAATGCCGGTGCACCTCCACCTGTTGTGAAACTGAATGGATACGGAGATTATGTTCTTAAAAGTGTTCCTGTTGTGGTTAACACTTTTAACTACACATTACTGCCAGACGTAGATTACATTAAAGTAGATATTGGACCTAATGGATCTTGGGTGCCAACAATGAGCGAAATTGCTGTTACACTATTACCGACATACAGTAGAGATACAGTTAATAAATTTAGTCTTGACAAGTTTGTGTCCGGCGGTTATATATTTGGTAATGATTCGGGGTACATGTAATGGCAGCATACAGCGCAACTAGTCCTTGGCACAAAACACGTATTAAGAATGGTCAATATCTAGACCTCCTTAAAATTCGTCCAGTGCCAGCCGACAATGACGATATATCTTACACAATTGAACCGCAATATACTTATAGGCCAGATCTATTAGCATATGATTTATACAATGATCATAAATTGTGGTGGGTGTTTGCACAAAGAAATATGGACACACTAAAAGATCCAATTTATGACTTTCAAGCTGGCACAGAAATCTTCTTACCTAAGTTAAGTAGGTTAAAGCAAGTATTAGGAACTTAACTAAATGCCTATACAAAATTTATCAGCCCGACTAAAACAGATCGGTAGAGACATCGGAGACGAGTTTGAGCAAAGAACTGTCGGAAGGTTAAAACAATCTGCTAACATAAGTGTTAATGCACTTACATCATCTGTAGAAGGAGCCGTTGATGAATTACAAGGTGCTGTTGATAGAATAACAGACCCGATTGAGAATTTCTTTGGTGGAATATTTGGCGGCAGCGGGAATGGCGCAACAAACGGCGGCGTTGGTGCTGACAACAGTATTAAATCTTCTGTAAAGAAACAATACACCGGCGGCCCTATAAAAAATCCTTTATCTAGTTTTGCTTCTTATAATTGTGTTTTTACACTAGGTGTGTTAAGTAATACCGAACTTGCCCATCCTGATTCAACATACAGACTTAATGGCCCTGAAATTGTAATATTACGTAGTGGAGGCACAGGAAGTACAGGACAAGTTAAAACAACTATTGAGAAACAAGCAGGCATAACAGGAGAATACTATATCGATGATGTAGAAGTTGAATCTATTATTGCTCCTAGTCAAAATACAAAACAGACCAATGCTACAAGTTTAAAATTTATGGTTCACGAACCGTATAGCATGGGGATATTTTTACAAAGCCTTTATGAAGCAGCTCTGCAAGGCGGCCATAAAAATTATATAGATGCACCTTTTTTGTTAGATTTAGACTTTGTAGGATGGGACGACATGGGCAATACTTATAATGTCCCCCGTGCTAGAAGAATGTTTCCATTAAAGTTTACAAATATTACATTTAATGTAACAGCTGGAGGAAGCGTTTATACAGTAGAAGCAATTCCATGGAATGAACAAGCATTGTCGGACGAAACACAAACAGTAAAAGAAGACTTTGATATTAAAGGATCAACTATAGCAGAACTTTTACAAACCGGTCCTGAAAGTTTAGCAGCACTTATGAATTCTCGAGAACTTGCGCTACAGGGCAGCGGAAATAAATCTACAGGAGATCAATATGTATTACTGTTTCCTAATGAAAGAGCAAGTGCAAACGAAGGAATAATTGCACCACCACCTGCAGAAGAAGGCGCAACAACCGCGTCTCAGTCTACAGGAGAACCAGGATCAGAAAGAACGTTAACTGATGAGCAAAAGCAAAAATTATTCGACACTATAACAGGAATTTCTAATGGTGATGTGCCACAAGACTTTGATGCAGAGTTAAGTAAACTTACAGGTACAGTAATTAGGCGTTCAAATCTTGGAGAAAGTTTTAGAGAGTACGCAGAGAAATCAGAGAACGCTAACGATATTGGACGTTCAAAAATATCTAAATCGTATTTAGATGGTAAAACAGAGGCATTTGGTAGACCTGCATTTGTTGAAGAAACTACAAATACTGGAGGTCCGCCAAATGTTAATAGAACAACAGGTACTGGTGTATTTAAAAGAGGTAGAATAACAATTAGCGATGACGGCCAGCGTATTAACTTTAAAAAAGGTACAAGAGTGCAGGACGTTATAGAAGAACTAGTATTATTGTCAGAATACGGCAGACAGTTCGCTACACAATCACCTGATGAGAAGGGTAATAAAACTTGGTTTAAAATAGATACGCAAGTCTATAATGTTACTGATTCTGCAAATACAAGTCAGACAGGTAAGGATCCTAAAATTTTTGTTTATAGGGTTGTACCGTACGAAGTTAATAGCAGTAAAACAAACAGTCCAACGCAGCCAACAAAGGGTATTAGTAATCTTAAAAAACAAGCAATGAAAGAATACAATTATATCTATACCGGCAAGAACGATGATATTATAAACTTTAATATTGATTTAAATTATACATTTTTTACTGCTATTCAAAGTGATCTTGGACAAAACATTGCCGACACTCAAAGTGCAGGTAAAACCAATATTGCTAGACCGACAGTGCATCCTATTTATGGTACATCTAGTGGAAGAAACGATGTTGTCCCAAGCACAGGCACTCCTAGCACACAAGGAACAACTCGGTCACGTACTGGTTCTAACATTGGCGGAACTGAGGTTCACCCAGAAACACAAGTTGCTAGAACAATGAACGATGCCATTGTAAACAGTGACGTAGACTTAGTAATGGCAGAAATGGATATTTGGGGAGATCCTTATTATATTGCCGACAGTGGTATGGGCAACTATAATGCAGGTGCCGGCGAAAGTGCTAACATTGATGAGAACGGAGCAATGGATTATCAATACGGAGAAGTTGATGTTCTTGTAAATTTTAGAACACCGATCGACATTGGCAAAGATGGACAAATGCAATTTCCTGAACTAGGAACACAAGTTGTCGGACAGTTTAGCGGACTATATCAAGTTACAATGGTTAGGAATAAAATATCACAAAATAAATTTACACAAATGTTAACTATGCTTCGTAGAAAGAATCAAGAACAAGATACAATAGGTAAACCAGTTGATCAAAATGCAGAAGCAGTTACTGAACAGGGCGAAAGAGCAAGTATTAATACCGGAAGTGCTGGCTCTGCTGGTGTAATACCCGAAGCGCCGCCGCAAACTGATAATGAGCTAGATGCAGATAGCGCAGACAACGGTGCCGGTGATGGCGCAGCAGCACAATCAGCAAATAGTATAACAGGCACCGGTGGCACAGCAAGCCCTGGAACTAGTTCCGCACCAACAAGTCCTCCAGCAGTACAGGGCGGTAGAGGAAATGTAGTAGAAGGTCGTAACGAGCGAGCTCAATATGCACAGTCACAAAGTATTAGAGCAAGATTAGACGATAGAGATCAAGCAGGAAGAATTAGAGGCGGCCTATAATGTCAGATACATATACACAAAATGAAGGCGAAGTAAAACGTACCAAATCCAGTGCCGACAAGAATGACTTTAAACCAGGTCCTTTTGTAGCAATAGTGCAGAATCATTTAGACAGTCAATTTATGGGCCGTTTAGAAGTTGTATTACAAACAAAGAGCGGCAGCGGGAACAGTGCAGACGAGCCCGGTAAAGCTGTACCTGTAGATTATCTAAGCCCGTTTTACGGAATTACTCCATACAACGGAACAACAGAGAATGAAGGACATCAGTTTAGTCAAAAGAGTTATGGCTTTTGGGGAGTTCCGCCGGATGTTGGCTCTAGAGTACTTGTAATATTTGCTGAAGGCGGACAGGGTTTTTGGATAGGATGTATTCAAGAAGACTATACTAACATGATGGTTCCAGGCGGCCCATTTACAAGCACTACATTTAACAGTCAAGATACTACAAAAAAGTTGCCTGTAGGCGAATATAATAAACAGAACGAAACTGCTGCACAGCGTAATCCTACGAAATTTATTAAACCAGTAAACACAGATGCACTAGAAAGATTAACTGAGCAAGGACTAGCTGATGATGAATTTAGAGGAACTACAACTTCTAGTGCTAGAAGAGATTTACCTAGCAATGTAACAGGATTTAGTAGTCCTGGCCCTGCAGACAGAAGACCCGGTGCTCCTCGTGTCAGATACGGCGAGAATTTTGCTCAAAGTTTAACAGCACAAAATAGACTGGGAGGAAGTAGTTTAGTTTTTGACGATGGCGACCCAACACTAATTCGTAAAGGACCTCCGGGCGGTGAAGACGGAGTAGCACCAGAATATGCAAACGTAGAAGCTGGCGATACCGAGGACGGGGATCCGACAAGACCACACAATGAACTTGTTCGTCTAAGAACACGTACAGGGCATCAAATATTGATGCATAATACAGAAGACTTAATTTATATTGCTAATTCAAGAGGCACTGCTTGGATAGAATTATCTAGTAATGGTAAAGTAGACATTTATGCTGCTAGTGATGTTAGTATTCACAGTGAAGCAAACATGAATTTTAAAGCAGACGGTAATATGTATTTTGAATCAGGTGCAGACATGCACTTTAAATCTGGTGCAAATATATTTCAAACAAGTACAGCAAATATAGAATTAAAAGCTGGCGCAGATGGCAAAATTACTACTTCTGCAAACTTAGATTTATCTTCAGGAGCAGACACAAGGTCAAAAGCAGCTAATACAAATTTTACTGCTGGGTCTCATAAGTTTAAGGGAGCAGTAGATCAAAACGGACCTACACCTACAGAACCTACAGAAGCAGTAGAAGCAGTAGAAGCACAACGTGTTCCGGAACATGAGCCGTGGTTTGGGCATGAGCATTTGCATATTGAAGAATATCAAACGGCAACACAAGAACAAGTTACTGCAACCCCGGACACGTTTGCACAAAATACAACTAGACCAGCTAATTCTACACCAAGTTCAGCCGCAGCTACGGCACCGGGTGCAGAAGAAACTCCAGCAGCAGATCCTGCAACCGAAACAGCAGAACAGCAAAACGGCGGCGTGTTACAAACACCAAGAGGATTAGGAGATGCAATTGGAGCAGTTACCGGTGCGTTAGGAAATATTGCCAGCAGCATTTCTAGCGCAATTGGCGGATTAGTAAGTGGCATTACAAACTCTACTGTAGGAGCATTAACAGATGCAATTGACTTTGATACAATTACATTCCCTACAGCACAAAACGTAATTAGAGGAATTGATAATATTGCAAGTCCGTCAGAATTAACTGCTGTGGTTGAAAGAACAGCAACAGAAATTGACGGAGTTCTCGGACCTGTTACAGCATCTGGCGCACAAGCCTTGCGTAATGTAAGGACACGATTAGCAAGGGTAAATACATAGTATGAGTAATGTAGAGAAGAACATTTATAAACAAATTACTGTGCCTAGCAACAAGGCACCGCAACCTGCCAAGCAAAGTAGGGCGTATAGAGGAATCTCTACAGTAGATCCAAACAGCACCGGTGTTGTACTATACGACATTGAGCTTATTAAACAAGACATTATAAATCACTTTCATATTAGACAAGGCGAGAAGTTATCAGATCCTAGTTTTGGAACTATCATCTGGGACGTTTTATTTGAACCATTAACAGACGATTTGAAAGATGCTATTGTACAAAACGTTTCTAAGATTATAAACTATGATCCAAGGGTAAACGTTGATCAAATTATTGTAGATAGTTATGAAAGCGGCATTCAAATTGAGTGCTCACTTACATATTTGCCCTATAATATTTCGGAATCGCTTCGCATGAAATTTGATGAAAGTGCGGGCTTTATAAGTTAAAAAATAAACTGCGCACTTAATTAAATCCGCTAAATAGTTTATATGAGAGGAAATAGGTAATGTCGTCAACAGATAGACAAAATAGATTATTACTTGCTGAAGACTGGAAGCGAGTATACCAAACATTTAGGAACGCTGACTTTAAGAGTTACGACTTTGATAACCTTCGTCGTACAATGATTAACTATCTGCGTCAAAATTATCCAGAAGACTTTAATGATTATATTGAATCATCGGAGTACCTAGCATTAATTGACCTTATTTCTTTCCTTGGACAAAACATTGCTTATCGTATTGACTTAAATGCTAGAGAGAATTATTTAGAATTAGCAGAGCGTAGAGAAAGTGTGCTACGTTTAGCACGTTTGCTTTCTTATAATCCAAAGCGTAATCAGTCAGCAAACGGATTATTAAAAATTGAAGCTGTATCTACTACAGAAGAAATTATTGACAGCAATAACATTAATCTTAACAATCAAAGTATTGTTTGGAATGACCCAGCTAACCCCGACTGGTTTGAACAGTTTACACGAGTAATGAATGCAGCATTGCCTGTAAACGGAACATTTGGTAGACCTGTAAAAAGTGAAATTGTAAATGGCATTCCTACAGAGCAATATAGATTTAACAGTACAAATACAGAAGTACCTGCATTTAGTTTTAGTAAAACAATCGACGGAAGAAGTGCAAGTTTTGAAGTTGTGTCAACCGACATAACACAAGACAGTGTTATAGAAGAATCACCGTTTCCGGGCAACAACTTTGCGTTCCTTTACAGAGATGACGGCAAAGGTGCTGCAAGTTCAAATACAGGTTTCTTCTCACACTTTAGACAAGGAACATTGGATCAAGGTACATTTAATGTTGATAATCCTTCAACTAATCAAGTAGTTGCAATAGATGCTACAAATGTTAACCAGTCAGACGTTTGGTTATACAAACTAGATACACTAGGCAATGAATTAGAATTATGGTCAAAGGTTGACGCCGTAGAAGGTAACAACGTTATCTATAATAGCCTTTCAAGGAATGAAAGAAATATTTACAGCGTTCTTACCCGCATTGATGACAGAATTAGTTTAATCTTTAGTGACGGAACATTTGGCGCACTACCGCAAGGTAACTTCCGTGTTTATTATAGAACAAGTAAAAATCAAAGACTTGTAGTCACACCAGACGACATGAGAGGGATATCAATTAAAATTCCTTATGTTTCTAAACAAGGCAAAGCAGAATCTATCACAATAACATATGCGTTAAGATACACAGTTGATAATGCTACAGTAAGCGAAAGTAGTGCAAGTATTAAAAGAAATGCTCCTGCAACTTACTATACCCAGAATAGATTAATTACCGCTGAAGATTATAACATTGGACCTTTAACAGTAAGCCAGGATATTATTAAAGCAAAGAGTGTAAACAGGGTTTCAAGCGGTATTTCAAGATACTTTGATTTAACAGATGCAACTGGAAAGTATTCTACTACAAACTTGTTTGGTAAAGACGGTTCGTTGTATAAAGAATATTTAAGTTTAAAAGCGGGCTTTAGTTTTGAAACGCTTACTGATGTTGAAGGTGTAATTACAAATACTGTACAATCTATTTTAGAGAATACAAAACTAAGAAATTATTATTACGATAGCTTTCCTAAGTTGCTAGTGGAAGACTTGGGATCAGTTTGGACACAAGTAAGCACCCTAACAAATCAAACTACTGGATACTTTGTAAATCCAAACGGAGTAAATGTTAAAGTAGGTGCATTTACAGGAAGCAATAATAAATTTATTAAAGTAAATTCGTTGCTTAAATTTGAAGCACCAACAGGATTTCATTTTTTAAATGGCAAATTAGAAGCAGGCGTTCCGGACTTTAGAGGCGGAACAACTTATCTATGGACAAAGGTCATTAGTGTTGCAGATGATGGAACACTACTTAAAGAAGACGGAACTGGACCGATTGTACTAAACGATATTATTCCGGGTACAGCAAAGTTAGTTGAAATAAGAACAGCATTACCTAAGGCAATGACTAACGATGTACAGGCACAAGTTATTAATCAAATATTTGCATATCAAACTTTTGGTTTAAGATATTCACAATCACAAGGCGAATGGCGTTTGATTACTGAGAATAACTTGGACGTTGTAAATAATTTTAGTACAGGTAAAACCGGCGACACTACAAATCAACAACTTGATAGCAGTTGGTTATTATTATTCCAAACAGACGGTGAGAAATATACAATCACTTATCGTGCAATGCGTTATGTATTTGAAAGCGATAAAGAAATTAGATTCTATTACGACTCCTCAGATAAGATTTATAATAACTTAACAGGTAAGATTGTTAAAGATAAAATTAGTGTTTTGAATATTAATACACAACCTGACAGTTCATCTCCGTTTAGTAACGACTTTGATTGGGAAGTTGTTGAAGAATACAGAGATGCAGAAGGTTACGTAGACAGTAAAAAGATTGAAGTAAGTTTCTTTGACGACGACGATGACGGCGTTGTTGATAATCCGCAAATGTTTGAAGAAATTATTGCTCCAGAAACCAACGCCGCAGACAAATTAGTATTTCTAAAACTTGTAAAAAGTGCTGACGGTGTAAACGATTATGTATACGTTGACAGAACTACACTTCCTCTGTGGATATTCCAAAGTAAGAATACTGGCAAAGGTGCATTAAGCAAATACGATGATGGTGATTTGTTTTATTACATCGATGAAGATATTTTTGAAACATTTGTTAAAAGTACTGGATTAACAGTAATTGAGACAAATTACAAAGCACAGATTGGTAGAGATAATTTAAAGTTTCAATATGTACATGCTGCTGATCAAGACAACAGAATCGATCCAAGTGCAAGCAATATTATTGACACACATATGCTTACTAGAGAATATGATAATCAATTTAGATTATGGTTAGATGGTAGCCGTAGCAACAAGCCATTGCCGCCGAGCAGCGATGAATTATTTACTAATTACAGTACAGAGCTTAATAATATTAAGTCATTAAGTGATGAAATAATTTATCATCCAGTAAAGTACAAAGTTTTATTTGGAAACAAAGCGGAGTCGTCGTTGCAAGCAAAGTTTAAAGTTGTTAAAAACCAAGATTTAGTTGTAAACAACAACGAGCTTAAATCTAATATTATTAGTGCTATTAATAGATTCTTTACACTTGATAACTGGGACTTTGGTGATAGTTTTTACTTCTCAGAATTATCAACATATGTAATGAATGAACTAGCACCAAATATATCAACATTTATAATTGTGCCTGATCAAGAAGATCAAGCATTTGGATCTTTATATGAAATTAAAGCAGAATCAGATGAGATCTTTATTAGTGGAGCAGACGTTACAGATATCGAAATTATTGACGGTGTAACAGCAAGCAGACTAAAAGCTGAAGGAAACGTGGTTGTCAAAACTGCCTCCAGCACAACAGGAATTACGAGTTCATATACGTAAGTACAGTAGTATATAGGATAAAAATAAATGGCTTTTAATAACGGACAAGAAGAACAACCACTACCAGGTAGCGGAAATGAAAAACGAAAAAGTTCTCAGCATCTGCCTAAATATTTTAGAACACAGTTTAATAACAAATTCTTATCTAGTACACTTGATCAACTAATCCAACCAGGTGTTGCTGAAAAATTAAACGGATACTACGGGCGTAAAACTGCTAAAGGATTTGTGCCTAGTGATTATTATGTTGGCGACATTAGTGCAGACAGAGAGAACTACCAGTTTGAACCAGCTGCTGTTATTAAAGATGAATTAGGTAACGTAAACTTTTACGGTACTTACAATGATTATATTAATCAAATTAGAAACCTAGACGGTAACGTAAACGATCATAGCTTACTAAACAGACAAGAATATTATGCTTGGCAACCTCATATTAACTGGGATAAGTTTGTAAACTTCCGTGAGTATTACTGGTTACCTAACGGTCCTCAAGGAGTTCCTGTTGCAGGAGAAACTATTGATGTAGTAAGCACATATAAAGTAACTTCTAATGACAGTGTTGATAACAAAGTTTTTGTTATTGACCCGGATGGTTTTACTAACAATCCTGAGCTTACACTTTATAGAGGCATTACATATAGATTTGAAATCGATTCACCAGGACTTCCGTTCTCTATTAGAACAGCAAGAAGAATTGCACCTGAATGGAGAGCTGTAAGTTTTTACAAAAAAGGCGAGCAAGTATTATATAAGGGTGGAATTTATATTGCTAATAGCGATATTGCTACAGAGTGGAACTTTGAAGATCACATCGATGCTTGGGATTTAGATACAACCTTTAATCTAAAGGACCAAGTCTCAGAACAAGGTGTTGAAAAAGGCACAATTGAAGTAACACTTGATGGCGCAACACCGGATGCAATTTATTATGTAAGCGACGGAGATATCAATGCAGGTGGGTTAATTAGGGTTTACGACATTGACGAAGCAACAAGCATAGATGTTGAACAAGAAATTATTGGCAAGAAGTTTTACAAAACTTCAGGCAACTTTGATTTAACTAATGGTATGAAAATTTACTTTACAGGAGACGTGACTCCTGAGAGGTATGCTACCGGACAGTGGTATGTTGAAGGCGTGGGAGAAAGTATTCAACTTATTGCAGAGGACGAATTAAATGTAGCAAGTGCATTTACAGACGACTTTGATGTTAACTTTGATAGCGAAGGTTTTGATAGATTGCCTTACTCACAGGCAATTGGATATCCAGCAGAAAAAGATTACTTAACCATTGACAGAACAAGTAAAGACGGAAACTTGTGGTCAAAGTATAATCGCTGGTTCCATAAAACTGTAATCGAAACGTCTGCTGCGATTAATAATCAGCCTAGTGAATTAGATCAAACTGCTAGAGCAACAAGACCTATTATTGAATTTGAACCAGGATTAAAACTTTTTGACTTTGGTACTAGTGTAAAACAAAATATCGATCTTATTGACGACTTTACCGCAGATGTGTTTAGTACAATTGAGGGCTCAACCGGTTATAATGTTGATGGTGTTGATTTAACAAATGGTATGCGTGTATTGTTTACAGGCGACAAAGACACTCTTGTAAATGGTAAAATTTATGAAGTTAAATTTATTACATTAGTAAACACACGACAAATTACATTACAAGAAACAGAAGATACTACACCTTTAGAAAATGAAAATGTATTGTGTAAAGGCGGCGAAACTTATAAAGGCAAGATGCTTTATTATAATGGCACCGAGTGGAAACTAACACAAGATAAAATTAATACAAACCAGTCTCCGCTATTTGATTTATATGACAAAGATGGTGTAAGCATTGTTGACGAAGATGTATATGAATCTAGTACATTTGTAGGAACTAAAATATTCTCTTACAAACAAGGCGTTGGCGCTAACGATACCGAATTAGGATTTCCGTTATCTTATAGAAGTATACAAAACGTAGGCGACATTACATTTAACTTTGATTTAATTACCGATGTTATTAATTATGTTAAAGATTCTGAAGAAGTAACACTAAGCACTGCAATAACGTATTTGAGAAAGTATAGTTCATTAACTGACTTTACTTATTTGAACGGTTGGCTAAAAGCTGACACACTTAGTTCTCAGCCTGTAATTAGACAGTTTGTTGTTGACAACTCGTTGATTACATATCCTATCGATGTTTATGACAGAAGCGGACTTTTAACAGATCTTACTGTAAAGGTAATTCTAAATAACCAGATACAGTTTGAAGGCAAAGATTATGAATTAACAGTAGACGGACAAGATATTAAGCAGATTAATTTCTTAAAAACATTGGACATTGACGATGTTATTATTGTTAAAACAAGATCAAGTGCTGCAAAAAACAATAATGGCATTTATGAAATTGCAAATAGTTTAGAACGTAATCCGCTTAATAGAGATATGCAGGACTTTACATTAGGTGAAGTTAACGATCATGTCGGATCTATTATTGAAGAACTAAATGACTTTGACGGCCGCTTTCCAGGCATAAGCAATTTAAGAGACTTGGGCAGTGTATCACAATACGGCAAGCGTTTTGTAAAGCACAGTAGTCCAATTAACTTAGCAATGTACCATTTGTTAGATAAAGAATCAAACATTGTTAAATCACTAAAGTATGCTAGAAGAGAATACGGTAAATTCAAAAGAACCTTCTTGCAGAAAGCATTTGACTTAGGGTTTAGTGGTCCAGTAAAGCAGCACGTTGATAAGATTCTTGTAGAACTAAACAAAGATAAAACATCAACAATGCCGTTTTACTTCTCGGATATGGTTCCAGCAGGAGCAGCAGTATCTAATACTATTACAATTGATGATGTAGAAGATCAGTTCTTTGCGTTAACAAAGGTATTTACATTAGACGAGTTGAGTGACGGCGCAGTACAAGTTTATCAAAATGATATTCAACTTGTTCATGGTGCAGATTATACATTCAATGATCAAGGATTTGTAATTGTTACTGCACAAAAACAACGTGGCGATACTATTACAGTTTACGAATATGAAACCACAAACGGAAGTTATGTACCGCCGACTCCTACTAAGTTAGGGTTGTATCCAAAGTACATTCCGCAAAAGTATATAGACGACACATACCGTGAGCCACAAGAAGTAATTCAGGGACACGACGGCAGCGTTGTATTTGCATACGGAGATTTCCGCGATGACTTATTATTGGAATTAGAAAAGCGTATTTTTAATAACATTAAAGTTGAATACGATAAAGAACTATTTGATCTTACAAACTTTGTTCCGTCGGAAGGAAGAAATACAGTACTATCAGTTCAAACAATTAATGATACTATGCTTAGTGACTTTGTGCAATGGCTACAACTAGTTGACGAAGATTATACAAGCAATAGCGGATATCAACGAAGTGAACCGTTTACATTTAATCACCAAGGCATGTCAGATGCAAGCGGCAATCCTGTAACAGGTTATTGGAGAGCTGTTTATACATGGGCGTATGATACAGATCGTCCTCATACACATCCTTGGGAAATGTTAGGATTTACTATCAAGCCAACTTGGTGGGACGAGCAGTACGGCGAAGCACCGTACACAAGCAATAACTTATTGTTATGGGAAGATTTAGAAGCTGGTATTATCAGAGAACCAAATAAACCTGCTGCAATCAAGGACGAATACAAACGTCCGCAGCTAGTAAGTCATTTACCAGTTGACGAAGATGGTAATTTAGTAAGTCCTGTAAACAGTGGTTATATTATTAATTACGATACTACTGGATTAGGAGTGGACTTTGTATACGGAGATCATAGTCCGGTGGAAACTGCTTGGAGACGTAGCAGCGAATATCCATTTGCATTGTTAACTTCGTTGTTTGTTAATCAACCTAATAATGTTTTAGCAACAGCATGGGATAGGCAGCGTCAAACAAGAAATATTGCAGGACAACTTGTATATAATAATTCGACACAAATGCGTATCGAAGACTTACAATTTCCTAATACTATTAATTCTGACACACGAACATATACTAGTGGATTAGTAAATTATGTATATGATTATATGACGTCTAGTGTTACTACTTCGTATATGGATTATGTTGAAGAAGTAAAACAAATTGATAATAGAATGTCGTTTAGAATTGGCGGATTTAGTACTAAAGATAAATTTAAACTAATTCTTGATTCGAGAACACCTTTAAACCAGGGCAACGTTTTTGTTCCAGAAGAAAACTATCAAATATTCTTAAACACAAGTACACCTGTTAAAACAATTAACTACAGTGGTGTTATTATTGAAAAACAATCCTATGGATTTGTAGTAAGAGGATACAATACACAACAACCGTACTTTTACTATAACGCTCCATTTAATTTAGACAACGATCCATTAGTTAATGTAGGCGGAATTAGCCAGAGCTTTCTTCTTTGGGACGAAAGAAAAACTTATGCTGTTGGACAAGTTGTAGAAAATGAAAATAGTTATTATAGAGTTACTGAGGCACATACAAGTTCAACAGAGTTTGACCAAAGCAAGTTTGCAAAGATTCCAGCTATTCCGTTAGTCGGAGGCAGAGAAGC